CCGATTGAGGAAGTTCAGAAACGCTACTGGAAATGTGTTCGCCGGGTGGGCGCAATCTGGGCGGAGCTCATCAAGGCTTATTACAGCTTCGAGAGAAACATCACCATTGATGAACCAAGCGCAGAAAACGACGCTGACAACACACGACCGTTCACAGGCTCAGCGTATGCCGGTATTGATTTCCGCATGAAGATTGACGTCGGTGCATCAAGTGAGTACGGCGAAGTGCTGGCACAGGCAACCCTTGATATGATGCTCCAGCGAGGCGATATAACTATCGATGAGTATGTCGAACTCGCACCGCATAACGTTGTGCCGTTTGCAGAAGATTTCAAGCGCATACGCAAGGAATCGGGCAAAGCACAGCAGGAGCTGCTGATACAGGCTATGGCACAGCAGGAAGCTATGCAGGGAGCAATGCCGACAGGTGACAGCGCACAGATACCGCAGGGCGGTTCACCACTCGAGCACCCTGCAGGCGTCGGAGGAGCAAATCTTCCGGCAATACCCCACGCACCGGGGATATAGTGAAGTCAGTGGTGCATACCATAGGCTCCCTTGTGTAAGAGGGAGCAGTCAGAAATCTTCTATTTTGACGGAGCGATTGTTGCAGAAGACTGAAAATCAGCGGCAGCGTTACTGGATGATTAAACCTGCGGATTCAGGGTGTTATCATTCACAAGGCTTTATCTGAGATTTAAGCTTTATCTGCAATCCCTCCGAGTCGCCTTATGGCGACCAACCTCCCTTTACACAAGGGAGGCAGCGACGCAATCCCGACTGGTACACGCGTACTATAGGCACGGAAACGTGCGCCAACTATAAGCCGGCAAGCCTTTATGCCGGCTTATCCAGTTGGCGAAGCGATAATCAATAAGATAGCCTGAAAGTTACAGCTATCTCCGTATTGATTTTCGCTGGGCTGCAAAAGGGTAGCGTTCCCAAACTCGCCCACAAAACGCAGAAAGGACATAGACATTATGGACGAAAACTTTATGGCTGATAATGCCGGTGTCGCAGAGCAGACTGCACCAGAGAGCGCAGAAAGCACCGCAGCACCGGAGGACAGCAACGCCACTGTCCAGACCGAACCAACCGCACAGACCGAGGACATAACACAGACTCAGGCTTTTTCACGCAGGCTCAACGAAATGAGCACAAAGAGAGCGAGAGAAGCTGTTGATGCTTTTGTGGCTTCCCTTGGTCAGACCAACCCCTACACAGGCAGAGCAATAACCACCGAGCAGGAAATGCGTGACTATCACGCCATGCGTGAAGCTGATGAACTGGGCAAGGACCCGGAAACGGCAGTGCGTATACGCTCCCTTGAGGGAGAACTTGCAGGCTACCGACAGCGTGAGGAAGAAACCGCACTGAGAAGTCACCCTGAACTGGGCGAGTTCTATGACGAGTTTCACGATGAGGTTGCCGAACTGGTAGGTTTTGCCGCAAGTCAGGGACGAACCATTTCGCAGGAAGAAGCCCTGCGCACCATTATGGCTTATAACTTTGACACCATACGCAAGCGAGAAGCGGAGAAAGCCCGACAGGAAACCCTGAGGCAGATGAACGCAAACAGCTCAGCTTCTCCGGGAAGCGTAGGCGGAGCACCGGTTGAAACTCAGCCGGAATACAGCAGAATGAGCGATGCCGAGTTTGAAAAGGCAATCGAGGCGGCTAAGCGTGGTGCTCTCAGAGGTTAAAAACGCAAAACCCCATAACGGTGTGGCAGGACAAACCTTTATTATCAACAGGAGGAATTTTTAATGCCTACACCAAATACAAACACAGCAAATACCCTGGTCAATCTGACCCAGGAACAGAAAACATTTTATGAGCGAACTCTTCTGAGCCGACTGCTTCCAAACCTGCTTTTCTATAAGTACGGTCAGAAGAAGCCGGTGCCTAAGCACGAGGGCAAGACGGTCAATTTCCGTCGTTTCAACTCTCTGCCGGCAAATACCACCCCTCTGACCGAGGGTCAGCCGGGCGCAGGCAAGTCGCTCTATATCACAACCGTAACTGCTACCCTTGAGCAGTACGGTGACTACGTTACTATTACCGACCAGCTTGACATGGTCGGCATTGACCCTGTACTTACCGAGACTTCCGAGCTTCTCGGTGAACAGGCAGCAGAAAGCGTTGACACCGTCATTCGTGACATTGTCTGCGCAGGTACCAACGTTCAGTACGCAGGCGGTGCCGCAGGTCGTTCTGCTCTTACTGCAGAGAGCATTATCACCGGCGATGATATCCGCAAGGCTGTGCGCACTCTCAAGCGCAACAACGCAAAGCCGCTTGAGGGCGGTTTCTTCATCGGTATGGTACACCCTGATGTTTCCTATGACATCATGTCCGACCCACTGTGGCAGGACGTTTCCAAGTACAACGGCGGTACCGCTATCATCGAGGGCGAAATCGGCAAGATTCACGGTGTTCGCTTTGTCGAGTCCACCAACTGCGCAGTCATAGACAGCGACGGCACACAGGTTTACTGCACTCCGATCATCGGCAAGGACGCATACGGCGTAACCGACCTTGAGGGCGAGGGTGCAGGCAAGCCTTCCATTATCGTCAAGGACTTCGGCTCCGCAGGTACTGCCGACCCACTCAACCAGATTGCGTCTGCAGGCTGGAAATGTATGTTCACTGCCGAACGTCTGCAGGAACTTGCAATGGTTCGAATCGAATCCACAGCTACCGCTTAAGCCGTCAGCAATACGAACAGGTCGTAAAGTTCCGGATTCCTGATTGCTGACGGCGGCACCAACTGGATAAGCCGGCATAAAGGCTTGCCGGCTCATAGTTGGCGCACGTGGTTTGACTCTATGGTACATTTGTACCAGTTGGGAGTTCCAGACTTTACTAAAATTAACCAAAAGGAGTGATATCCATGGCAACTAAAAAAGCAACAGAAACCGAGACCGCAGTGGAAACTGCAAAGCCGATTACCGACGCTCAGATTGACGCAGAGGCAGAAAAGACCGGCGACGTGCTTCGTGCAGGTGCAAAGGTCAGAATCAAAATCCCTGAGGACAAGCTCAATCCTAAGGACACCATCGTGCCTGTCTGCGTTAATGGTCATCTGTACAGAATACAGCGTGGTCAGACCGTAGAAGTGCCGGAGGTTGTGGCAGATATTCTGCACGGCGCAGGATATATCTAATCAATCCTTAATCTTTAACGCAGAGGGTGGTGCTTAGCACTGCTCTCTGCATTTCTTTTTATATTTTCGGAGGAATGCAAAAAATGACAAAAGGAGAAGCAAAAGAGCAGATGCTTCGCTGGCTTGATGAAGCCACAATAAACGGTACTCCGGCGAGCGACACACAGCTTGCCGACTATCTTGACAGGGCGAACTATCTCCTTGATGGTGTTGTTAAGTTCCTTGCCGGACACTTCCACATACCGGCAGTGCATTCGGTTGTCAGACAGCCGATGAAGAATCTGCTGGGCAGTGGCTTCGGTGCAGCGGCAGTATATCCTGACAAGCCTTTTGTGGTGACTGCAAGCGGTGCGCAGTCATTCTACATCGAGGTGCAGGGCAGCTGCGTTGTGACCGTCGGAGACAGGACATTCATGGCAGAGAGCGCAAAGTTCGAGCCGATAAAAGGCAACATCAGCAGCGCAGGTGATGTGGTCACCCTGAGAGTCACTGCGGACTATCCGGCAGTAGTGCGAAACTGTGCGCTGTACGCTTATCCGTTCGCTGATGATGAAGCTGTGCCCGACTATACTCCCTTTGTGCCTTACGATATGCCGGAGGACTTCAGGGAGTTCGACAGGTGCATATTCAGTGAAAACGGCAGAGGAGTGCGTGAGTATGCCGACATTCACCGAGAGGGACACAGAACATATCTCCTGCCGTATGATGCCTGCGGTCAGTTTGATTTCCATTACTGGCGCAATCCTGCGACCATTCCGCCAGATGCACCTGACGACACACCGCTTGAAGTGGAAGAAAGGGCAGCACAGCTTGTACCGCTCAAACTGGCGGTTGACCTGACCGTCGGAGTTGAGGACATGGTGGGCATTTCGCAGTATCTTGACAACAAATTCAATTACATGACAGCCAACATTCTCACCGAGGACAAAGGCGGTAAGCAGGGAATAGAGGCAGTCTACAGCATATGGTGAGGTGGGGCAGATGATTAAATTTCCGCAGAGGACATCTGCACCACGACTGCCGTCAAAGTCGGTGGTAAGTATTACCGACTTCAAGGGCGCAGACACATACAACACCGCAACGGCTATGGATATCGGTCGCTCGCCTTACTGTCCGAACATGACACGCTCTGCACCGGGAAAGGTGCGCAAGCGTATGGGATATGAGCTGTACGCTCAGTATGACGGCAGAGTGAACGGCTGTTTCACCCTGGGCGAAAAGGAAGTTATCCATGCCGGAACAAAGCTGTATGCTGACGGAGTGCAGGTGGGCGAGGGTATGAATGATGCCATATCCTGCGCAAGGCAATATAACGGCAGACTGTACATTCTCGACGGTGCGCATTACTGGGTGCTGGGCGAGTTCGACGGTGAGATGAAGCTGAAAAGCGTCAGCGAAACAGCAACCGTGCCGACCGTTATGATTGACCGTGACCCGGTGGGTGGCGGTACAAAACTTGACGATGTCAATGTCCTTACCGACAAGTTCACCGAGCTGTTTTTCTCTGACGGCAAGTCAGCAACCTACGAGATGTCGTTTGATGACCTTGACGACAGCTTCACACCGGAGATTAAGCTGATGCAGGACGACGGAGTTACATGGACTGCGGTAGCTTCCGAACACTTCACGACCGA